GTGGGCAAGGTGCCAGCGGTAGCGGCGGGCAAGTCAAGGGCGATAACAGCCTCCCCGACAACGCCAGCCAAGCTGACAGCCGTGCCAACGCCGTTTGCGGTAATGGCAACGCCGTTGGTCGCGTTCAGCGATGTGAACGTCAATTCATTTAACAGGTCTTTGATAAACATAAGAAAAGGATTTTTTGGTTTTGGTTTTTGAGGCTGGCCGGGTGTGACACTCGCCGCACCCGGCCATTTTCGGTTTTAGAATTATTGCGCTCCGCTGTCAACACTGGTGCAGAACGATGCGGCGTGACGAATTCCCACGTCAGCCCATTGAGTCATCGTGACTTCGATCTGGCCGGTTTTCTTCAGGCTGTAAGGGTCCAGCACGAAATCCACGCCAGCCCAGGTCGCCAAAACGAGGTCGTTCCAATTCGCGAAGTAAACCGCATTGGCAACCGGGCCGTTGGTGACGTTGGTCGCACTCACCTGATTGGTGACAAGCGCGCGATAACCGTTGACCATGCCTTCGGGCGGGCCGGATTCAGACGAGCCGCGCACGTCGTTTTCCCACAAAAAGATGGGATAATTGGACGCCTTCGCGATACCCTTCCACTTGCCGCGCACGGCGGGCGAAGTGATGAAGCCGAGCGAACCGAAATCCGCGTTGCCAGTCGCAACATTGGTTTCAAACTGAATCGCCTTGGCCCATGTCGCAGCCGCGCCAAAGGTCACTCCGGTCGCCTGGCCGGTCGTGGACCAGACACCCAAAGGACTGCCAGCCGAGCCGTTGCCGGCCAAAGCCGCCAAGTCCAGAGCGAGATTGGATACGCGGGCAAGGTCGTCGCGGACAATTGCCTCGACGGAAACACTCGATTGCGCGAGCAATTCCTTGTCAAACGCAGTGTCGGCAACGAGCCGGTGCGGGGTCAGGACCAACTGGCCGAAAGCCTGGTCGGATTCCGTAACGGAAGCGTCAGCCGCGAGCCAGTAAGCCGTCGCCGCGCCGCTCAATTTTGGAATGGCCACGTTGCCAACCAAGCCGGACAGCCGGCGGCAACCCATCTTTTCGACGACGGGCCGATTGCGCAGCAAGTCGATGTATTCACCGGTCATCAGGTCGGTTGCGACCAAAAAGCCGCCCGCGGTAGCGGTCTGGCTTGTCAGGGCGCGCACCTGAGAAAAGATGACTTCGCGCGGCACGTAGAAACCCTGAGGAGCGCGCCGGGTTTTCTTGGCCACTTCCTGGCTCACGTCCTTCTCGAAACCGTCAATGCCGCCGCGTCCAGCAGCGGACAAAATGGCGCGCGCGACAGAATATTTGTTGAAATCGCGCACGTCGGTCAGCACGTCATCGGTTTTGCCAGCAACATCGATCGGCTTGGCCGTGGTTTGCAATGCCTCAAACGAGGCACGGGTGAAATCCTCGATGCTGGTGCCGTCATTGATGGCGGCCTCGGCCAGCTTGCGGAAATCAATGTGCGGGAATTTCGGCGCGAGCTTGTCAGCCGAAGTGCGGATTTCGTTGGCGCGCAGGCGCTCGGCTTTTTGCGCTTCGCCGCGCACTTTGCCCTCGTTAACGAGGATCGGATCGGTTTTTGCGATGGGTGTGGGTTCGGTTTTTTCGGGCATAATAGCTGCGGGTTTGGTTTGTGATTGACTGCGGCCCACTCCCACCGAGTTATCGGCTGGCAATGCGACCATTGAAATTTCTCCGGGCGTCCAGCTTGTGGCGCGCTGAATCTCTTTGTCCGTGTCCGGGTTGACGGTTTCCATTTTGTTAATGCGATAACCGACGCTCACCTTGGATCGGATGCCGTCTTTTACGTCCTGAAATACTTCCTGAGCGAGCGGACTGTTTCCGAATCGCACGACGGCCCGGCCCACTTTATCCTTGCTGTCTGACTTGGCGCTCTCGACGGTGCCAATGTGTTTTCGTGGGTCATGATCGAGCAAAAGAGGCGCGCCATCTTCCAGGCGGCTCATGTCCATCGCGCCCTCGTCGTGGCTCAATACTTCGGTTCCGAAATATCGCTCAACCGGCGCCTCGGAAGAGAAGGCAAGCGACACTGTGCGCGCCTTTTCGTCAATGGCCGTGCGTTCAAACCGCATGTCGCGGTAAAGAGGTTCGCTTGAGTCGTATGCACGTTTGGCCATTCACTTTCATTAGTGAATGTCAACTTGCAAAGAAAAACCCCGCGAAGAGAGGCGGGGTGAAACTCGCTGACTGGCGGCTTACTTACATGCGCGTCAAGTATCGTTTTCGTTTGGTTCTTTGCTCACGTTTTTGAGCGTGGGCGGCAGGGGAGGCGGCACGTCGGAAGGAAATTCAATGCCGAGCTTTTCGTCCAGCGCCTCGTCTTCGGCAATTTCGCCGTGAACTTCTTCAATCTCGCGCCCGCCTTCGGCAATGACATTGCGGCGGCTGTCCAAGCCCTTTTCAACACGGAGAACCGCGGCCATGGCGTCTTTGTAAGGGTCAACCCAGGGCCAGCGCCGGCCAATCCATTGCCGTTTGAAAGTGTCGATTTGCGACAGGGGAAAGAGTTTGGCGGGCAGTTTGCCGGACATAATGGCGCACGGCAGCCATCGCTCGAAGATCGGCTCGAGCACATCCCCGATAAACCATGCCTGCTTGAATTTATACGACTCGCGCTCGTCAAGCAGCCCGGCACGGATGCTGGAAAAATTAACGCCTTCCAAATCGTTTCCAAGCGAAACATACGCAACCTCAAGGCCGGACGCGATGCCGCGAAGCATTGCCTTTTCAAAGTCGCTAAAAGTATTTGTTGGGTGTTCCGGGTGATTCGGAGAGAATTTTACTCCAAGCGGCAAATCCCGATATTCGCCAGGGGCCATTTCCATGATCTGCGTTCCGTCTTCACCGGTGCCGTCGCCTTCAAATTGCTGGCTTGTGGCTTCCTTTTCGAAGAAGCCACCCTGACAGGCGGCCACTCGCGCCGCAGTGACGGCGGCCTCCTCGAATGCATCGAGCATGTGCAGTTTTCTGAGTGCCGCGCTGCCCCATGGAAAACCGATGGTGGATTCCGCGCGGTCTTTGATGAACGGGAAAATGATCTCGCGCGCCGGTATGCGGTCGCGTTGAAAGCCGTATTGACTGTAATAATCGCCGGGGTGACGGGTCCAAACGTGATAGGCGACCGGCGCTTTCCATTTGTCTAGTTCCACGCCCATCCTGACCTCGTTGCCGTTTGATAGCATCGTGTTGTAATACGTGTCGAGATGATCCGTTTCCAAAAGTTGCAAGGCAAACCCGAAATCGTTTGCATATCCTTCAACCGGTCGAATGAGCAGCCCGCCGTCGCGGGCGCACGACCGCAGGGCAATCTTTTTGCTTTCGAGCATCGTGTGCTTTCGCGTCACCGTGCAATTTGCCCGAGTGCCCCACTCGACCCAGGCTTCTTGGACCATGTTATTCCGGTCCATGTCCAGCGTTTTGCCGTCGGCCTTTTTGATTTGCATCTGCAATTGGAAACCCTCGCTCCCGATGATGTTGGTTTCCAAAAGGCCGAGCCAGCGGCGGTAATGATCGTTATTCCGCTCAAGATCCCGGCAGCGCGCCCGCACCTTGATAACATCGTTGCGCGTTTCCGTGTCCTGGCTGGTCAACTGGATATTCCAATCGTCCGTCAGCCGGTCAAGCCGGCCAGCACCGTAAGAGCGCTTGCCAAGCGGTCGGCGCGAGGATTGCGATTTGAATCCCGGCGCAATCCTGTTTTTTAAGGCGGCGCTTTTAGCCCGGACGATTGCAACGCGCTCTTTTTTTGCGGCTTTTTTCATTGCAGCCATTCCTTATATCCGTGCGATCCGGGGCCGCCGGTGCCGCATCCAGAGAATCGAGTCATAATCCTGCGCCTGCTGCCAAGCCCGGCCTTGATGCGGAGCGCGTCGTCTTCGCTTCGGACGATTTCCATGTATTTGTCGTGAAGTAAAATCAGTTCGGCCAGCGGTATCTTACGCAGGAGCATTCCCTCGATGTTTGACTCCATGATGGATTGCGTTGCCCGGTTTTGCAGCACGGCTTGAATATTATTCAGCGTGATCCGCGCCGGGCTGCGCAAATCAGCCGTGCCGTCCGCCGCAATGTCGGCAATTACCTGAAATCGGAATGATGCAACCGTGTGAGTTTCCCCGGAAACATTGGAAACCTGGGATTGCACCTGATACCAGCCCGGCTTCCAGTTGCCAGTGGTTCCTGGCGGCACGGAAAACGCCCATCCTTGCCCGGTCGTATCTGGCGTCGTGGACGTAAATGTAAACGTGCTGCCGGTGCCGCCGCCGTCCAGGATGCCAAAATACGACAGCGACCAACCCGCGGTGATTGGATATTTCGTGAAGACAGCCGAGAAAATCAGCGTGTCGCCCGCCGTCAGACTGCTCGGCTCCCGCGTCTGAGGATTCCAAGACATTTTTAGTTATTCAACGGGCGCGATTTTCCAAACACCTGCACGACCGGGTAAGACCCGTTGGTGTAACCGTTTGTGGCAAGGTTTGTTATCGGCGTATTCGTGAAAATGATGGTATTGGTGACAATATCGAGCACGGTGCTGTTGCTCGGCGTCGCATTGGTATTGACAATTGCGTCCCAGTTCAAAAATGCGGTCGTGTTGGTCACTTTGGTTGGCAGCGTGGTATTTGTTGCGCTGCTTACCAGTAGAATCGAATTGGTGTCGATGTTAGTGAATGAATTCGTGTAATTCGTTCCCGCAATGGTGTTTGTGAAAGTATTTGTAAATGAATTGGTAATATTAGCCGTATTAGTAATTACGGTTTGCAGCGTCGTGTTGGTGAAAAAGTAGGTGTTATTCGAATCCACGCATGCCCAATAAGCCATTAAGTAGCCGTAGTTGCCGATGGCTGCGGCGAGTAGGTTGGTGCCGGTGATCTGGTTTGACGTTCCAGGCGCGTTGGTAATGCCACCCATCGTAGCAACTGGCGCATTGGTAATGACATTGACGCCGTCGAAACATGGGTAAAGCGTCAGCGTGTTCGTAACCTGCCCGACCTTGTTGGTCA